CCTGTCGCCAATATTGACGAGTTGAACCAACTCGCCGGCCAGTGGGCCAAGTGGTACAACGGCACGAAAGTCCATTCTCGCCACGGCAAGACACGTTTTGAGCAGTGGCTCACTATCACCGAGCAGCAACTGCGCATCGCTCCGCCCGTTGCCTTGTGTCGTGAGCTGCTGACACATGAGCCAAAGACTCCCAAGGTTTCCGATTTCCTCACCGTCCAGTTCCATGGTGCTGAATACGACGTCAGCAGCATCCCAAACGTGATGATCGGTGAGAAGCTCAAAGTCACCTACAACCCCTACAACCTGGATGCTGCCCTAGTCGTCGACAGCGACAAGGACGGCAACGAAATCCTCTACCCCATTCCACGGGTACAGCGGGACGAAAGTGGCTTCCGGGAAGACGCACCGACAGTCGCACTTGAGTTCAAGGCACCGGCAGAAACCGTACTGGATCGCAACCGCAAGGAAGTCCAGTGCGCAGCCATGGATGTGACAACCATCGGTGAAGCCGAGCAGGCCAAGAAAGACAAGGCCATTCCCTTCGGTGGCCGTATCGATCCCTTCAAAGTTGCTGCAGATGTGCAGCTGCCAACCTACATGCCGCGCCGGGGTATTGAGCTTGAAGTGGCCGTCAAGCTGGCGCAGCAGCAAGAACGCATCCTCACCCACTACCAGGCAGCCGCCGAGCTGGTGCGCCTGGGTGTCGCCATGGACAAGGAAAAAAACCGCCTGGTTTCCACCCTCTACCCCGAGGGTGTTCCCGAGTCCGAAATATCCAACTTGCAGGCCCGACTCACGGTTCGTTCCAGCCTGCGACTCGTCAACGGAGACTGACCCATGCAGCACCTCGCCGCTCTGCTCAATAAGCACAACATTTCCCAGGCCGCCATGTGCCGTGGGGCCAAATTGAGCAAAGCCGTATGCCATCGCATCGTCAAGACTGGGGAATGGCCAAAGCGCGATAGCGCCGCACCAGGGCGTGTCAGGGCCTTCCTTGAATGCCACGTCCCACCCGAAGTCCTTGAAACCGCTTTCCCAAAAGAAGTGGCCCCGCACGTGCGCCAACACGCCGGGGCCGGTCCCGAAGCAGCAAAAGCAACCGCACTCACTACCCAGGAGGTTCAAATGTTACTACAGGCAACCGCACTCACTACCCAAGCCAAATCCCTCTTCAAACTCCCCCGGAATCCATTTTCCGACGACATCAATACCCGCGAAGACGTCTTCTCGTCTGCGAACATCCGCTACGTCCGCGCCGCCCTGCTTGATACCGCCCGTAACTGCGGATTCATGGCCCTGGCCGCAGAGTCGGGTGCCGGCAAGACGACTCTTATGGCGGAGCTTGAAGAGCGTATCCGTGAAGAGCGTATGCCCATCACCGTTATCCGGCCCTACGTGCTGGCGATGGAAGAAAACGACGAAAAGGGCCGCACCCTGAAGTCGGGACAGATTACCGAAGCCATCATCCGTACCCTGGACCCTACTGCCAGCCCCCGGCGTACTCCCCAGGCGCTCTTCAGCCAGCTCCATGCCCTGCTCAAATCTAGCCGAGCAGTCGGCAACTCCCACCTCCTGGTGATTGAAGAAGCGCATTGCCTTCCCATCGCAACACTCAAGCACCTGAAGCGCTTTCTTGAGTTGAAAGATGGACTGCAACGACTGATCGGCATTGTGCTTCTCGGTCAAAACGAACTCAAAGATAGGCTTTCCGAGCGAAAAGCCGAGGTGCGCGAAGTCGTGCAGCGTTGCGAACTGGTGGAACTCGATCCCCTGGATAGCGAACTTGAAGCCTACCTTTCCCTGAAATTCGCCCGCATCGGAATCAATGTTTCTGATGTGCTCGAACCCGATGTTTACGACGCCCTGCGCAACCGGCTGATTGAAATCCCCCGGGGAGGAAAGATCAGCGATGCCAAGTCGATCTGCTACCCACTGGCCGTCAACAACATGATGATCCGGGCCATGAACGCTGCTGCTGTTACCGGATTTGACAAGGTGAACGCGCAGATTGTGGAGGGCTGCTGATATGGCTCAGCTCTTCCAACTCAACTTCGGCAAGGATCAGGCCCCGGCACTTCCCCTGCGTCCCGAACAGGAGGAGCCCGCTGTATTGAATGCGGCCTTCAAATTTCGCATGGCAAAGATCACAGCAGCGGAGCGCGAAGTACGCGCAATGGGTTACTCCGTGTCGTGGTCCGCGCTTGCGGGTCCGCGCCCCAGGATTCACTTGGTCAAAACTGACACCAGCATGGCGCCGATCCTTGATCGCATGTCTGAGAAAGTGATTCGAGACTGCGAAGAAGGCGGCTACAAAAAGATTAGTGGCCAGTTCATGGATTGCGACGTGTCATGGATTGAGCCTATCCCCACCTGCGCCCATGCCGGAACGTAGCAGCGCCCAACTCAGGGGGCGGGTTCAAGTTACCCGCACCCTCGACAACCGGACCCACATGGCCCCCTACATCGGCCAGATCGGTGTGGTTGTCGATGCCGGCAAGAACCTACTTCCAGGCTTCGTTGCCGTGGCAATTGAATCTGCCCATGCCACCAATGCAATGAATCCGATTCCCACCATTTTTCACCTGGACGAGCTGCAAGAGGCTCCCCAAGAAAGAACCAACAATGACTGATACCAAAATCCCTGATGGCTGGATGATGAACGCCCGGGGGCAACTTGAGCCTGTCGCCACCATGCGGGCCATTGATCTGGCGCGCGACAAGCTTGTTAAAGAAATCGTCGTCAAGGCGCAAACGCTGAATGGCCTCATCGCCAAATTCAAGACCGATGTGTTCGGCGACATCGCCGCCTTCGTCCAACTGAGCGCCGAAGAGTACGGCGCCAAAGTGGGTGGAACAAAGGGCAACGTTACCCTGACGACCTTCGATGGCCGTTACAAGATCGTGCGGGCAATCGCAGAGCGCCTGACATTCGACGAACGCTTGCAAGCCGCAAAAGCGCTGATCGACGAGTGCATCACCGAGTGGAGCCAGGGCTCCCGGCCCGAGATTCACGTTCTTGTCAATGACGCCTTCCAAGTCGACACCCAGGGCAACATCAACACCGGCCGTGTCCTGAGCCTGCGCCGCCTCAACATCGAAGATCAGCGCTGGAAAAACGCAATGACAGCTATCGGTGAAGCCATCCAAGTGACCGGCAGCAAGTCCTACGTCCGCATCTATGAGCGCGTCGGCAATACCGACACGTACATCCCCATCCCCCTCGATATCGCTGCGGTGTGACATGAAAAAAGACTTTTCTCAGATCAACAATCGGAGGGGCTGACCATGTGGTTCAAGAACCTGCAAATTTTCCGTATTGACAGAGACTGGAATCCCAAACGCGATGCTCTTGAAGAGCAGCTGGGGCGAAACCGTTTCAACCCCTGCGGCCCCATGGATCAGCAAACGAAGGGCTGGATTCCTCCTACTGGCGAACCGTCTTTGGCACATGTCCGAGGCCCCTACCTGCTGCTATCCATGGCAGTCGAACAGAAGCTGCTGCCTTCCTCCGTGGTCAACCAGACCGCTCAGGAACGGGCCGAGGAGCTGGCCGTGCAGCAAGGCTATCCGGTAGGCCGCAAGCAACTGAAGGAACTACGGGAGCGGGTGCGGGACGAACTGCTGCCCCGCGCCTTCACCCGCCGCCGCCGCACTAACGTGTGGATTTACACAGTGAGTGGCTGGCTGGTGGTCGATGCCAGCAATGCCTCAAAGGCCGAAGAGGTGCTGGAACTGCTGGGCAAATCCCTGGACGATTTCCCCATCATCCGCCCAAAAACGTTCAAATCACCGGCAGCGGCCATGACAGACTGGCTGGCCGGTGGTGACGCGCCCGGCGCCTTTACCATTGATCGGGACTGCGAAGTCAAATCCCCGGTAGAGGAAAAGTCGTCAGTTCGCTACACCCGCCATACTTTGGAGGGCGACGAGGTGCGCCAGCACATCGCCGCTGGCAAGTTGCCCACCCGCCTGGCCCTGACCTGGAGTGACCGGGTTTCCCTGATTCTCACCGACAAGCTGGAGATCAAGCGTGTCGCCTTCCTCGATATCGTCAAAGAAGAAGCAGAAGGCCAGGCGGAAAACGCCGCTGAGCAATTCGATGCCGATTTGGCTTTGATGGGTGGTGAATTCACTAGCCTTCTGCCGGACCTCATGCTTGCCCTGGGTGGGGAGGTGGTCAATGTCTGAAGACCTCCGCAACAAAATACTGGGCAAGGTCAAAAAGTGCCTGGAGCTGGCAAAGTCTAGCAATGAGCATGAGGCCGCCACGGCTATCCGGCAGGCACAAAAGCTCATGCAGGAGCACGGCATCAGCAACTTTGATATTGCTAATGCCGATATCCAGGAAGAAGGCGCCAAAGCTGGTGCATCAAGTTCCCCGGCACGGTGGGAGTGTGGCCTTGCCAACCGCGTGGCTGACGCCTTTGATTGCGAGGTGATCCTCGTCTGCAATTACCCGGTAGGAAGCTGGGTGTTTGTCGGCGCCGCCCCTTCCGGTGAAATCGCCTCCTATGCCTTCGCCGTTCTGTTCCGGCAGATCAAGAACGCACGTCAGCACTACATGAGGACCGCCCTCAAGCGGTGCACAACTACCCGCACTCGTCGGGCCGACCTGTTCTGCGAAGGCTGGGTGATTACGGCTACCACACAACTACGCCACTTCTCCGGAAGTGATGAAGCCAAAGCCCGTGCTACTGCCTATCTTCAGAACAAGCACTCCGACCTGAAAGAGGTTCGCGGAAGGGATAGAAACGCTGGTCGAAATTTGTCAGTACGAGAAGAAGGCGATAAGTGGGCGGGTATTCACGCTGGCAATAAGGCAGAAATCAACCGGGGTATCGCTTCTGAATCCCCCCGGAAAGCGCTGGGGGTGTCCCATGAGTGATGACCTCAATAGCCTGGCTCCCATCATGCTGGCGCTCTCAGGAGTCCTTAAACCCGGCATGGAGCTATACGCCTGCTGCAACCAGGGAGAGGCTTTTTCTCGCATTTCCCTGAGTCTGCCCAATGGGGATGTTATCGAAGGGAGCTTTCCCTTCCACACCATCGCAGATAACGGAGGTTCCCGTGGCAACATCAGCTATTAACCATCGCCTGCGTATCCTGCGGGCCATCCGCCATAAAGCCGGGGAAGCCCTGCCGGATGATACTTATCGCGCCATCCTGAAGCGTTGTGCAGGCGTCTCGTCATCGACGGAGCTTCGTGCCCTGCATCAAGTAGACAACGTCCTCGAGGAGTTCCGGCGGCTCGGAATCGGAAAGGCCCCGGCGCGACGCCGCCTTTCTTCCGCCGGCCGACTGATTTGGTCACTGTGGCAGCAGCTTGCCGATAAGGGCGCAATCCGACACCGCGCAATGGAAGGTCTGCGTAAGTGGGTAGAGCATCAAACCGGCGTCAGCGACATTCATTTCCTCACAACAGCGCAAGAAAGCCAGGTCATTGAATCCCTCAAGAGCTGGCTGAAGCGTTTGAATGAAGAAGGAGGTGCGCAATGAGCGCGGCTGGATATTGCAGTGCGCCGGCTAAGCAGCATCTTGAGCGCCTGGGGCTCTACAAGCTTCACCCGGCTCTGCACATCATCGCTGAATCACAGCTCGGTGTTCTTGAAGAAGAGCCCGGCCTGGCCGGACAGGGGGTGGAGCGTCTGGCTGAGCTTGTCATGCTGATGATGGACCGGGCCGGCAGCAGAGTGGGCGGTGTCAATTTCTACTGGCCCAAGGGCGTATTCATTGCCATGGACGAGCGCAACATGCAGATCGTCCGCGAGTTCAACGGCAAGAACATCATGGAGCTGGCTCTGAAGTACGGCGTCACCGATGTCCGCATTAAGCAGATCATCGCCGCCTATCGTGAAGCCCAGTTCAATGAGCGACAGGGGAGAATCGAATTCTGAAAGCAGGCCCCAGGAGGCGCAAAAGCCCCTCCTGGGCCTACAACCCCCGGTAAAAAAGTTTTGGAACGATCTGGAACGCAATTGGAACGGCTTGACGGCCCTTTGAATTGATGGGCAGAGTATAAAAAGCAGCCACCCCGCATCACCCCCCCCGCATCACCCCCACTCGCATCACCCCAAAAAAAACGAAACCCCTTTCTATAGTTCACTTCGGCGGCCACTCGGATCATTCGGGGCATGGCTACCGCAAACAACACCTCCCTCCCTCCCGGCATCGAAATCTTCAAAGCCGGACGTCACATCGACGACGCCGGAGAAGCTCATGTCTTCTCCAATTCTGACTTGGAAGAAATAGCTGCCGGATACAACCCGGCAGTGCGAGAAGCCCCGCTGTGTGTCGGCCATCCCGCATCCAATCTCCCGTCTTACGGTTGGGTATCTACCCTTCTCGCAAAAGACCATCCCGATGGTTTTAAGCGTCTGGAAATGGACACCCGGGACGTTGAGCCACAGTTCGCTGAAATGGTCGGGTTCCGTCGTTTCCCCAAGCGCAGCGCCGCTTTCTATCACCCCAGTCACCCCGCAAACCCGACGCCCGGCAAGTGGTACTTGCGACATGTCGCATTCCTCGGCGCACAACCCCCCGCCGTTGCTGGGCTGAAAGACATCCAGTTTTCCGAAGGTGACAACACCTCCGTCAATTTCTCTGAGCCCGTGCTGCCCGAAGCAGTGCAGCAAGGGCATGTCATGCACCACCCATCCATCCTTGAAAAGGAACGCGAAATGGAAGAAACCGAAGTTGAAAAAGCCCAACGGGAAGCTGCCGACGCCCGGCGGGAAGCCGATGCTGCCCGCCAGGCTGCCCAGGCCGCACAGGACAAGCTGGCCCAGTTTGCTGAAGCGGCACGTACCGAGCGCCATGCGGGCTACGTGCAGTTCGCTGAAGAACAGGTGCGGGCCGGCCGCGTTCTGCCGAAAGACGCCGAAACCCTGGTGGCCGTAATGGACACCCTGGGCGAAATCAAGCCCGTGCAATTCAGTGAGGCCGGTGAGAGCAAGACCGTTTCCCCGGCTGAGTTCTTGAAAGACCTCATCGCTTCCGGCGGTCAGATCGTCAACTTCAACGAGTTCGCCGGTAACAAGAGCAGTTCCCCCCGCAAGCCCATGACCGATGCCGAGGCCGACCTCGCTGCCCGCAAGTACGCAGTGGAACACAACGTCAGCTACGCCGAAGCAATCGATAAGGTCTGCGCCTTCTCGGCCTGACCGACCCGTCGCACTAACCCGCATAAGACCCAGGAGAAATCACCACCATGATGACCCCCGAACAAATTCGCCTGAAGCAGAACCCCATTCTGAGCAACCTGCTGCTCGGCATGGGCCAGGGCACCTACATTGCAGAAAAGCTTTTCCCGCGCCTGCCGGCGGCCTTGCGTGGCGTCACTTTGGCAAAGGTCGGCAAAGAGCGGATGAAGCGCTACAACCTTCGCCGCGCCCCCGGGGCTGATACCAAGCGCGTGGACATCTCTTACGAGGGCAAGGTCTACACCGTCAGCCAGTATTCGGTGGAAGTTCCGATTCCCCGCGAAGTCATGCAAGAAGCCGACGAAGCCAAGAAGCTGGATGTTGCCAAGTTCCTGGAACCCTCCAAGCTGGCCATGACCACTGCGAATGACATCCTGCTGCTTGATTACGAGCTTGAAGTTGCGACCATCGCCACCGATACCGCAACTTACGCGGCCGGTAACGTCCTGGCCCTGGCCGGCGGTACGAAGTGGAGCGCAGCAACCGGCACCCCGGTCAGCGATGTTGCCGGCGCCGCCGAGATGATTCGCCGCAAGGTCGGCAAGCGGCCGAACACTCTGACCATCTCCGCCAAGGTGCTGCTGGCAGTAACCCTCAACGCCGAAGTGCGCAGCTACCTTCCCTCTTCCCAGATGGGGCCTGCGACTATCGAACAACTCAAGGTCATCTTCAAAGTTGAAGAAATCCTGGTCGGCGATGCGGTGTGGGTTGACGAAAAGGAAGAGGGCCACGACGTGTGGGGCAATGATGCCGTGCTGGCTTACGTGCCCAAGATCAGCGCAGGCGGCTCCATGAGCTTGGCTGAGCCCGGCTTCGGCTTCACCAATGTTCTGGAAGGTCACCCCTTCGCCGAAACCCCTTACTACGAAGCCTCTGCCAAGTCCTGGATTTATGGCGCCACTTACGAGCGTCAAGCGAACGTCGGCTACAACGACGCGGCCTTCCTCTTCAAGAACGCGGCTTAAGGGGGGGGTATGGAAAGCAAAAAGCTGATTGCGGTGGTGCCCATCACCTACTTCGAGAACGGGGTGCGGAAGGGCATTAACCCCGGTGCTGTGGTGGGTGGTGTCGTTCCCGATTCCGAGCTTGAAGACCTGCGGAAGATCGGGGTCGTCAAGTATGAAGAGAGCGGCGACAGCAAGCGGGATACGCAGTTCAAGGAAGGCTCCGAAGAGTTCCAGGCAGCACGGAAGGAGTTCATTGCACGGCAGGAATCCTTGTCTGCTGGTGTTGAAAGCCAGGCTGAAGCGATTCCTGGCGCCCCCGCAGCCCCCGCAGCCCCCAAGGGCCGTGGCAAGGCTGCTGCGAAGTAATCAACCAGGGCGGCAACCTGGCCGCCCAATACACAGGAAACCACCATGAGCAACTACGAACGTACTCACGCAACAACTATCCCCCTTGGGGCGGCTGTTTCCGCAAACCGCTTCATTGGTTACAACGGCGCACACGCATCGGCGGCGGCTGGCGGCGGCGCCGATTCCCAGGGCGTCTCCCTGTTCGGCGGCAATCCCGGTGAATCGGTGTCGGTCATCACCGGATACTCTGCCCCGGTCACCACTGCCGGCCCCATTCCCCTCTACAGCTACGTGAAGCCGGCAGCGGACGGCTCCGGCCGGGCTGTGGTCGGTACGGCAGCAGATCATTGCGGCCGTGCCCTGGCGGCAGCAAGTGGCGATGGTGAATTGATCGAAGTGCAAGTACTTCACCACGTTCATCCCTGATTCTCGCCATGGCATACGCCGTTTTATCTGACATGACCATGCGCTTCGGTGAGGAAGAGCTTATTCAGCTCACCGATAAGCAGAACATGCCGCCGGAGGTGATTGGCGTTGCGGCAGTCGAGACAGCCCTCGCCGATGCCCAAGCACTGATCGACGGCTATGTGGGTCAGGTCTATCGCCTGCCTCTTTCTGGCTGCATCAAGCCGGGCCAGGCGGGGGTTCCAGATACGCTGGTTCCCCCGCCCATCCTGGTTCGCATCAATGCCGACCTGGCGCGCTACTACTTGCATGACGATCTGTCGCCGGAGTCCGAGGTCTACCGCCGTTTCAAGTCCTCTGTTGCTGAGCTGGAGAAGATAGGTAGTGGCGAGGTTCAACTGTCTTGCCCCTGGGGTGGCTCTCCGGGCTATCTGATTGGTTCGGATCAACAGACAGGAAGCGCTGAAGTGCTTCACAGCTTCTCGCCCAGGGTCATGACCGATGAAAACCTGGGGGGCTACAAATGACCATGGCCAAGGGGTGGGAAGAGTGGAACTTCCTGGCTGCTGAAAAGAGCATTGCCGATGCGTTAAAAGCATCCGCAATGAAGCCGGGGGCGGGGTGGGCGCGATTTGTTGGAACCCGCCTTGAAGCTGACGAAATCGAAGAAGAAGCGCAATCGTGCCCTGGCATCTATGTGATCTACGGCAACTTCACGATTTCCGACGCTGACCAGAAAAAGGCTTCCCTGGTTCATTCCTTCTTCGTAACCCTCTCCGTCAGTTCTGCGGAACAGCGGAATAGCGGGTATCTCCGGACCAAACAAGCCGGAGAGCTGATTCCCCGCATTCTTCAACTGCTGCACGGGTTCGTGCCGGACGGTTGCACTACGGGCCTTATTCCGGCGACGCCTCCCAAACCGACCCACAACAAGAAGTTTTCGTACTACCCGCTGCGCTTCACTGCTGAAGCCCACTACCGGGTGTCGTCAGGCCCCGGACTCGGCCTCGGCAATGAGCGCTTTCCGAATCGACGCTAGGAGTTCCCATGTCACAGAACGAACAAACCGGCCTGCTCTTTGCGGGCACCCTCTACGCCTCTCTCAAAGACCCGAAAACCGGCATCTTTGGTCCCTATACCCGCCTCGAATGCGACAAGTTCGAGCTGAAGGTTACTTCCGACAAGCTGCAAAAAGTGTCGAAGTCCCGTGAGCGTTTCGGCCAAGCCTGGCTTACCCATCACACTCCCAAGCCCACCGAATTCTCGCTCACTCTCGACGAAGTCAATCGGGATGTTTTCGCGATGCAGCTCTCCGGCACCATCACTGACATTGACCAGGCAGCCAGTGCCGTGGCCGGGCTCGAAGTGACAGTGAAGCCCGGTGGCTGGGTTCCACTCGGGGTTGAAGTGATCGACGAAGCGGCTATCGTCGTCAAGTCGCTTGATGATGCCACCACTTACGACAAGGACACGGATTACACGATCAACCCCCGCCTTGGCCTGATCTACGTTCCGTTCACCGGCTCGGCAATCATCGGCCCGAAAGTAAAGGTCACCACTTCCAAGCTGTCCTACTCCGGGATCGAGATCGCGGGCGCCAGCCAGCACTCCCACACGATGGCCATGAAGCTGGATGGCAAGAACCTCA